TCCTTGATGGTAGCAGTACCTTCATGGTTCAGAACAGGTGACCACTTTTCTGTCAGAGCTTGTGCGTTAAACATTTGTTTAATCTCTCTTTAAAAAAGTAAGTTAATTTGATATTATTTCCAGCGAGCTAGTGCAGCAGTATACGCATCCATTTGTGGATTTGTAGTTGGTGCTTCTACTCCCTCTACTGGTGTTTCATCAGCAACTTCTGAAGTTGCAATTGCAGCTTTCTTCTCTGAGAAATATGCTTCCTTGAAAGTATTAACTTTCTTAGTAAAGTCTTCCTCTGATACGAACTCTACAGTTTCAGCAAGTTTGCTGAGTTTGTCCTTCTGAGTATCTGCCAAGCCTTCTGAAACTGTATTCAGAATAGTAGTTTTTGCAGACTCGTTTAGACGGGCTTGAAGTTTCACATTAGCTTTGACCTGTTCGTCAAGGCGTTCTTCCATCTCACGAATAGATGCAGCCATACCTTCTACCACCTCAACTTTCTCATCGGGGATAGAAATATAGTGCTCTTCAAAGAGATTCTTCAGACCTACCATGAAGTCTTCAGTAATCTCATTCTTTATACCACTGTCAACGGCGAGTTTGTTCTCTTCCATCCATTGAGCAACGGCGTAGTTAACTGTACCATTAACATCTTCAGAAAGATCTTTCTTAGCTACTTCAATCTTTTCTAAAGTTTCTTTGGCAAAGTGTTCTACAATCTTGTCATGCTCTTCTGCAAGTTTTGCCTTAACAGCAGCCTCAAAAATTGTCTTGGCTTTCTCGGCAAACTCTTCAGAGAGTTCTGTTCCCTCTAGTAGGGCTTTAACATCGTCAGATAAATCTACAGATTCAAAGGAAGGTTTAATTGGGTACTGTACATCTGGACCTTTAGAGGTTCCGTATGCAATTTCAGCACCTAATGAATTAGCACCAGCTTCATCGCCAGGCTTACCTGAAGTTGAAGTTTCGCTAGAGTCCTGAGATACAGGAGCAGCAGCTTTAGCACCTGGGTTTTGCTCTCCTTCTTCTTTGTTGGAGTGCAAAGGCTCTGACTGAGATCCACCCAAGTCTGTTACTGATTGTCCATTTGCTACAGAAGGTGGAACGGTTGGAGAAGAACCTGATGGTTCATCCTTTCCGCTTGACTTCTGTTGTGGGTCACCCGAAACAGCTGAAGGATCAGATCCAGTAGCAGGTATTACAGTAGCGGTTACTGTAGGCATAGGATCTTGATACTCCTTAAGAATATCTTTCTGCTCAGTAGCAAATTCCCCGAACTTTTCGTTTAATACATCTGACATTGTAAGTCTTCCCGTAAATTTACTGTGATTAATCTATGTTTATTTATTAAATCATAAACCTGTGAGGAAGTCATTGAACACTTGAAGTGTTCTCTCCTCTAAGTTTCTGCGTGTAGCAGAATCCATATAACGCTGGTATTTAGCAACTTTAGTCTCCTTAAGTATGCCGTTATCCCAAGCCCATTCTTTACCTTCCATAATTCCATTGACAAAAGCATCAGGTGCGGAAGGGTCAGCAACTATATCTGCTGCTGTTGCTAACATGAAGTCATCCATAACTACGTTACAGTCTTCACGTTTATCAATACTGCCCATACCTCTAGATGAAACGCCAAGCTTAACTCCTTCTTCTAGGAGTGACTTAGCAATCTTACCCATTGGGGTATCTAGGATTTGAGCTTTTCCGATGAAGTTATTACCTTCAGCAGTAAGCGATGTGATTCTGTGGGAAACCCTGTCAAGATTAACAGTAGGACCATCAGGATGACCCAACTCACCAAGAGCACGTGATGTTTTAACATACTCCTCGTTGTATCTGTTAACTTCCTTCTCAAGAACTGAGAATGGATACATACGTCCATTGCGATTCTTAAGTTCGGACTGAAGGAATACTCCTTCAATATACAACTTCTTAGAATCACCTTTACCTTCGGTAATTACATTGACGTTTTCAATCTGTTCCGTTATCAGTTTCATTGGATGGTTCCTCTTGTTTTTCTGCTTCTGGTTTATTAAAAAGGGTATTAGCTACACCCTTTTTGTATTCACCAATAGCATCGCTTGACTTTGCGTAAAGCATATCTTGAATGGCATCAATTGCTGCTGCTCTTTGATTATCTGCAATGGCAGATACTACATCAACAACTTCAGCTTCAGGATTCGCTTGATCAATAGTATTATTTTCAGTCATGATAATTAATTATTTAGTAGAACTTGTAGGTTTAGGTTGAGCTTTCGCTAATTGCATTTGCTTTTTATGATCATCATCAGCACGAGCTTGATCTAATTTTGCCTGATCATCTTGCTGTTGTGCTGCTATTTCTGGAGCATAAGCTTGATTCATACGATCCATCTGATCTAACTGAGTGACATTGATTGGATCAATTGCGAGACCCTTATCAATCTCCTTCTGCATCTGCTTATCAATTTCTCTGTATTCTTTTTCAGATTGCTCAAGTATATGCTTACGAATATATTCAATTGAATAATATTTACCAACAAATACATCCATCTGAGTTGCAAGATTGATACGTGCCAATTGCATCTCCTTCTCTTTCAACTCATTGAAATGATTATCAAAGAGGAAGTCATATTGGATATGCTCCTTCATTTCATCCCAATCTTCAGGAGAAATTACTCCCTTGAGAATGAGTTGCGTCTTGAGAATGTCGTGAAAAAGCTCTCCAAACCTTTTACGCATTCTTCCAATGAACTTGGTAAACTTAAGTTCGTCACGGAGGACTTCTGTTGTTTTACCAAGGTTAAATCCTTTGTTATCATCTGTGAGCCTGGAAGGAGGAAGATTGAGGCTATTATAAAGCTTCTTCCTAAAGTACTCCACATCTTTGAGTTCTCCTAGATTCTGTCCACCTGGCAAGGTGGTGATCTCAGTTCCACGACCACCCTCCCTACGAGGTAACCAAAAATCCTCAAGCATACTCATGTGCTTTTTGTCATCACGAATCTCACCAGTACTTGCATCGTAAACTAGCTTGTTACGATAACGTGCCATTACATCACGCAAGTATTGTTCTGCTTTGATCTTAGGTAGATTACCAACATCAATATAAAATATTCTTCTCTCAGGAGCACGTGATAATCTGTATATAACAAGAGCATCCTCAATCATTCTGAGTTGATTGAGAGACTTGATTGCTTTGTGCATGAAGCTCAAATGCATTCTCTTGTTTAAATCTTGTAGACCACTTGAACAAAACGCTACTGAATCTACAGCCATTTTGATACCTTGGGAGTTAGACATGTCTCCAACTGGCCCCATTGCACCACCCCTTAAATATCCTCTTGGGTTGTACAAATAATAATCAACATATTGACCCCACTCCATTTCAAGAGCAGTTCCCTTAACCGAACTTGCAAGTGCAGCATCTGGGGGTTGCCCCATCTTACCTAATTTTTGTCTGACCTTACGCATCTTGAGTGCGTCAATATATCTCAACTCAAGAATGCCTTTCTTAGGATCATCTAAATCTATTACTTTATGATAAAAAATTCGTCCGTCAATATACCACGAACGAATAATTTCATGTGCTCTGTTGTCAAAATTAATAAGTCGTTTAATATAATCAAACTCATCACGAACTTTTCTTTTCACAGTCATACCAATATCTAGATTTTCTAGATTGATATCCACACATGAGTCATTGTTATCAGAAACTACAAACTCATTCACAATCTCGTCAACAGCAGAATCCACCTCAGGATGAAGAGCCATATCCCTATATCTACGGATTAGCTCATACTCATTCCTTGCGGTGGCATCTGTATCTACGTATGTCCCAAAGTAACCGCCAGCTGCAATAGAGACAGGTTCATCAGCGAGAGGAGGTACTGGTGATTGACCTTTCTTTTCTGACTTGCGATTTATTTGGAAGCCAAATAATTGACCCATTATAATTTAAACCAACTGTTTCCTACTCTTATTTAGGGGATGGCGATTCCACTATTTCCAGAAACGGTATCAGTATCATCTCCAACAGTCCAGTAAGAATATTGAAATTCAACTGAGAACTCTTCAATCTGATCATTGCTATCGTAAGCAAGATCAATTGCAGAAGAACTTGTTGGGAATGCATACCACAACTTATAAGATCTCAACTCACTACCATTAGAGTTCTCATCTTTTTCAAGTTGTCTAACTACCACGCTAGTACCATAAGCAGTTGGATCAATAACACCAGCAGTATTTGCTTTATGTGTATTGATAATATTCAACCACTTCTCAAAGTATGCTCTTGCCTTCATGTCTTTATCATTAATGAAGGTTGCTGACCAGTTATCAAATGTCCTGTCTCCAGCAATCTTAACTGTTCTTCCTCTAAAGGGAACTTCAATAACTCCAACATTAGATGCTGGAAGTTGAGCAGACTTACACATTAATGTGATAAGTTCTTGATCAGCATCAATCTGTGCAGGGAAATTAATATCCACCTGGAACATATTGGGCCGAACACCCTGACTTACTTTTTGTAAAAATCCTGAGACGTTGCTAGTAATTGCCATTGTTTTAAATGTCCTCTTCTTTTATATATTTAACGAATTAGCGTCCAACGACTTCGCTGAACGATACACCAGTACGTGTAGCAGTAAATGTTACTGTAACGTAGTTGATGGAACGAGCAGGTTTGATGAAGAGTTCCGCAACAAATTCGTTACGGTCAATTACATCTGCTGTGTTATTTGTAGTATCGCAGACAACTAAGAAGTCAGTGATACCCTGCTGTGCAACGATATCATTTAGATATCCATTGATAGTTGCAAGGAATCCACCACGTGTAACATCATCATTGATCTCAAAGAGAACTGCCTTACCAAGTGCTTCAACTCTCTTCTCAATATTGAGGAAGAGACGGCGAACATTGATTCTATCAAATGCGGATGGAGAAGCAAGAGCAGTCTTATCACCAAATAGTACAACACCTGTTCCAGGGAAGCTAACTACTGGGTTAATTCTGTTCTGATAAAGCTCGTCTCTATCTGCCTTGTTAGGATTGTATGCTAACTTAACTACGTTGCGAAGACCACCACGTGCTAATCCAGCAGGAGAAATCCAGTCTGCATTAGTTGTTGAAGTGTTAACACATAGTCCAGCAATATCTCCATTGGTTGCAACCCAACGATACTTATCGTTGAAGCGGTCATACATGTACTTGTATCCACTATCAAGAACAGCGTATGATGTTGAAGTTACACTGTTAAAGAAGTTAAGTGTATTTGTTCTTTGCTGTACAGCAGAAAGAGCAGATCCACCTGAACCAATTAAGTTTCCTTTGTAAGGAGAAACAAATGCAATACAATCTTTACGTGCAGCAGCAATAGCAACTGCCTTCTGTGCTTTAGAAAGTGTATCTGCTTCAGTACCAAATGATCCACCACCTAGAACAAAGTCAACTTCTGTCTCTTCTGTGTCCAAGAATAAATCATATGCACCACTAACTTCACCAGCAGTGTACTCATAATCATCAGTACCATTTCCTAAATCTGTTTCGTTTCCAGCAACTAGAAGGAACTTATCTCCAGTGCTAAGAGCACTTGAAGCACTTCCAATAGCAGCACCAGCTCCTGTACTTGCTGGTTCAATAGTTCCTGTTAAAGCAGCACCGTGGAAGATATATTGAGATTGATCATTAATGATATTCTTATAATAAGTAGCACCACCTTCAGTACTCTTACCATCAGATAGTTTAGAGAGATATGTAA